CAATAACGGAACCTGTAGCAAAGTACATGTCTAATGCCTTCTGAGGTGTATACTCACCACCGTCTCCAAATTTGATATCTGCTAACCCATCAGCATCTAAGAACACACCATCTGGAACTAGCTTGGCCTGAACCTGTTGCATCTTTAAATGAGTCAATTGAATCATGTCAGTCGCGGATATCATTCTATCAGCTAGTGATCTTATATTCCCTTTGAATACTCTAGGAGCGACAGCGATATAGTTAGGCTCTACTTTTTGGAATGAAGCGTCTGGCTTTACCATGTTCTCCATAAGCTCCCATTTTAATAGGTGGCTTGTTCCAAGTATCATGACACCGTCATACCAAACGTCAATTTTCTTTTCTAATTTTTCAAAAGGAGCTTCACCTTCTTCTTCTAGTGGGGCCTTGAATGATTCATCGCGCTGAATTACTCTCTCTCCTCCGTTATCTAATTTCTTATTCTTATATATAAATTTCTTGTCTGTCTTGTAATTGAAGTACAATAGATTTACCACATCTTTATTGAATATGCTTCCTTGATGAGGTTGGTTTATACCGTACTGACTAGACCATGATGTACCTAATACTTGAATCTCAGCAATCTCAGAATCAGTAAGTCTAGGGTTTATCTTCTTAAGTTCTAGAATAGGGACTGTTTTTATCTCTCCCCAATAGAATACATCTTTAAAGTATGGATCCTCCGTGTAGCTGTATACAGTATTTGCAGGATCAACATATTCAATCTTTATTCCTTCCGTGTAACTGTACCTGTGTCGTATAATACCAATACCAATAGTTGTTACATCGTAATCAAATCTCCACTTAGTTTCATGGAAGTCATTCATATCCATTACTGTAGATATAGCAGTCTCTTCCGCTATCTCAATAGCAGGTTTATACCTTAGCTGCATGTGCAACTGTAGTTCTTGATCGTTCTCAGGTAGTTCGTCCTTGGGTACGTTGAAAGCATTAATACCGAATTCTTCTTGAGTTTGAGTCAAGAAAGGCTCCGCTATCATATCCTTCTCTATGTTTTGTTGGTAAGAATTTCTTTTCTCTGCTGATGCCGCGTCTTGAGAGTAAGCCTTTGGAGTAAACATTCTGTCAGACATACCGTTAACTACGATGTCGATGAATTTCTCCATTACAGGTACAGGCTTCCAGTCTAAGTTAAGTTTAGACAGGTCACCATTTACAGCCATTTTACTCTTGTAACTATCTACAGGTTGTTGACCTCTAGAGTATAACCTTAATCTATAGAAGTCGTTCCATCTATCGTAGTACCTACAATTACCTCCATCTTTTCTAAACCACTCATATTGTATGGCCTGACCTATCCTTAGTCCGAAACCTTCTGACTCTTTTTCAGCGTCAGTTGCGTTGTAATTAGGCCATGACTGTAGTGGTACTAAGGCTGGTTTGTTGCTATCCATTTACTTCTTGATTTGGCTCTGATTACCAGAATTATCGAATGATACAAAGTTAAAGCTTATTTCTGTATTTTTCTTTATCGGGGTGTATCTATGGCGTCTTGTAGCCATTATAGCAAGCCCAGAAGATATAGATGCATCATGCTTTGTTCTATTATTAATGTCAAATTTAGCCCAGTCATTCAATGTTTCAGTGAATGGCATGTCACCTATTTCATCAATAGGTCGATAGTCTCCTGACGAGTCATACCCTACGTATTCCTCTATCCATGACCCTATACAATCAGCGTGAGTTTGCTTTACATCTTCTGACGAGTTAGGCATACCACCAAGTTCCTTTTCCGTAACCGATAGCTTGCTTTTATCTCTGTCTGGCCTATCCATTGAGAACCCTCTATACCCTCTGTTTTTCAGATGATAGAGAAGTCTAGCCTTATTATTCTCCGCTAGTATTGGCATGCCATAGAATACGATTGCCATTAATACTTCCTCAAAGAATATCTCAGCTGTTAGTGGTCTTGCTATGTATTGTAGGAAGAACTTATTAGAAGGCACCCCATCTGTAACTGAATATTTTGTTAATCCATGAAGCGCACCCTTCGATCCTCCACCACCGACTACTCCTGAGATGTCATATGAATCACATCCAAACGCTCCCATTGCTTCGTTTCCTGGGCACATACGATTGTTCCTCATCACAACATTGTTTTGCAGGTGGGCTGGTGGTACCCATGACGTGGTAAACCTTCCACTTGGATCTGGGCTCCATATAACTTTACTGTCCTTTATTCCTTTTTCCCAATGAAAATTACCTCTAGTGATCACGCGCTCTGCTAATAAGCCATCGTTATAATCTATCTGCTGATATATTTTCGTTAGGTTATATAATGATTCTTTTGATTCATCCCTAAACGCGTGTGACTCTGTACGTGGATACTGCCTGTAAAATTCATTCAATGCATCGGGGTCATCCTTTAAAGCTTCAACTTCATTGTCCCAGTAGTTTATGGCTCCTTGATCTATTAACCTACCATCTATACCCTTTACAGGTTTCTTTGGGTTATAAAATACTGGGTGCCCATACTCATCTATAAACCCCTCCATATTCCATTCCATAGGTATGAACAGAGAATACATTCCAGATTTTGTCTGACTATTCTTTGACCTTTCATTTGGGTTTGAAGACATGTACAAGTCCTTGAAGTTTTGACCTCCTTTAGCTAGTGCGTTACAGGTAGACCCATGCATAGCTTTACCTACGATATTCTTTCCTAGTCGCAAACACGTCTTTGTTACACGCCAGTTGTTTTTTATATTATTAGGCTTTAGCCATTTTCCTACCTCATCCCCTACTAGTAGTAATAGTTTTTCCCCATCATAGCTATTGTCATCTGTAGCTTTCCAATCAATAGACGTGTCGAGACCTTCAATCTCTTCATCTCTATCGGTTATATGCATGTTCTTCTTTGTAATTTTTTGAGCTGGTAGACTATACAGTAGTTCTGTTTTCGGTCTATCCATACCCGACTGAACTGGGCTGAAAAAGAATGGGTAATTATGAGATATAGGCACCACCTTATCCGTGAACATTTTCTTTGCATCAGCAGCTGATTTTGAAAGAATACCTATACGCGAATCTCTAGCTAGTGTAGCTGTGTCTACGCTAACTGACGATGCCATGAATGAAAAACCAGAACGACGAATCTTCAAGTACGTCATACCGTAGCACCTCTCGTCTGCTTTGCATGCTTCCCAGTATAAAAATAATATTCTATTTGCCTCTCTGAAATCAGGGTGACCGATGTCAATCTTCGTATGTTGAAGGTACATGTAGTGGTGTCCAGTAATATAAGTAGGCTGTCCATTATTCATAAACCACTTACCTTCTTTTCTTCGGTCAAACTCTTGCTCTATATACTCTACATGCTTCTCTCTAAACTCAGGCGCGTAAGATTTCCATTCGAATATAGTCTTAATTCTTTTTAAGTCTTTATCCATAGGTTCTGCTACCCATTTATTCTCGCCAGTCTTTAATTTAACTGGGGCTTTAGGTAGAGCAATGTTTACACCGTTTATGTTGTATATGTCTCCAATTTGTCCCGTCTTAGATATTACAACTATTCCGTGCTCAGAATTATAACCGTACTTCCATTTAGAAGTCCTGTTTAACTTTATCTTTTCTTTAGATCTTACACAGTCGTTATTGACAGTATGTAATGGCGTCCACGGTATGTCACTATGATCTTTGCTCACTAGTCTTAAAGTCTGATTTTCTCTCCTTCTTAATTTCCTCTTTATCTTTGGGTTCTTTTACCTTTTCATCTTCAGACTTCATCTTCTCTTCTTCTTTGTCTACTCTATCTAGAATATCAAATCCATCAAAGATTGCTACTCGCTTCGCCTGAGCTGCTATCTTCATTTTTTCAGAGGATAAGTCGTCTTTAACTACTAAGTCGTCATCTGTAACCCCGCTAAATATAGAGGCTTTCGCTACAATGATAAGTTCAGATGCAGCAGCTCTTCCTGCCTGACACATGTCCTCTCTTAGTTCTCTTGAAGTTCTTTTCTCAGGCATATGTCGTTTATGTCAATTCTGTATAATGTCTCTCCGTCTACCCTAAACTCGTACTCGCTATCTGGAATAAATACAATCTGGGACCCTTCATCCTTCCCGAACACAACTTCTCCATGTAGCTTGTCTTTTGATGGTCGTACAAAGCACCAAGGTGATACTGCACTCCACTTATCTTCTGGAGAGTTTTTATATGCGTACACAGATTCCAAGGGTACTAGATACGTTCCCTCTTCTATCTTGTCTGAACTAAACTGCTCCCTACCTCCATAGGCGAAAGTCTTTCTGAATACATTGTGATGAACAATTACCTTTGCTCCATCCTTGATTAGTCCTTGGTATCTAGATGGGGTAGTAGATACAATCGCCTCCCTATTAACAACGTTATGATTCTCTATAGAGGAGCTTAAGATAAAATCCATGGACCCAATCTTAGTCGTGTTTTTATATAATTTACCTTCGTTAGGTTTAACTACAAAACCATGTGGCGACCTCATTAATAATTAATGTTTAGCTCAACAGATATAGGCATATTCTCAAAGTATCTCCATAACTTAATTTCTTTTGATCCGTCAATTGTAATGAGCCATATCTCATACCTTAAATCATCAAGAATTATTTTATCTATCTTCTCTTTAAACTTACCGTATCCTTCGTTGTTTTCGTCACGTTCTCTAGCTACTCTTTGACCTACGGAAAAGGTCATGCCATCTTTGAAGTCTGGACCGACCACTATCTTTCTGATTTCAGGCATGTTATTTTGGTTTGGTTATTTCTCCCGTTTCAAGGTTGAACTTTACTCCCTCTCCATGCTCCTTGATTAATCCTGACTGGATTTCTTTAAACGCTTCAAACGCTTCAAGAAACTGATTGGTGTAGTATTCTGTTCTGGATAGAACTGCCTTTTCCTCCAAGGCTGCGTGTGCTACCTCGTCTTTTGTTGATTCGTATTTGCTTTTTGCTAAACGGAAATCGTCTAATTCTTCTTTTGATAACTTCATTTGATTTGATTTAATTAGTCAAATATACGAAATTATTACTTATGCTTTACTTAGCCTAATACTTTAACTGCTTGATATGTTTTATTACCAAGTCGCTATCGCTACCCGTTCCCAAGTATCAGTCGCTACACAGAAATAGGCGAATCCAGATTCTACTGCGTAATCCCCCGCTGTTCCTGCTGCTGATGCTGTTGTTGGTACAGTAACCTTTTTACCTGAGAAGTATGTGTTAAGAGCGTCTACATCGTACTGCTTTGTTACTTCCGTAGCTTCAGCGTTTGATCCTAATAAATTCGTTCCTGCTGCAGGAGTCCCTGCTGCGTATGTGTTAATTAATGCCATGATACAAAGTTAATGATTTACAATCTATTATTAGCTAGAGCTTCTTTTTAATGTAAACTATGGTTATAATAACAATTACAACTATAACGACAAAAATAAGCCAATAAATAGCAGTTTTATTATTTTTACGTGCCACAACACGACTTGTACGCTCCTTAATTTTATCTAGCTTGAACTGTCTACGTGTGTCTATCTTAACCTTCTTAACTTCTTTGCGCTTGTCTTTTCTTGTTACGTATCTAATTTCTCCATTTTTATATACGACCTTTTCAATTGTTTTAATTGATTCGACGTAAACGGTGTCGTTAAACATAAATGTATTGGTTACTATGGTAGTGTCGTTTTCTGCCATCCCTTCGTTAGGGGTGCTTAAAATAGCCCCCTTGTCGATTGCTTTAGCTTGATGCTTGCTAGCTTTGTTCAAATGGAATTGCGCCCCACAAGAATACAACCCGAAAAGTAAGATAATAAGATACTTCATAATTAGTTTTTAAGCTCAAAGATATTACACGCTTCAACGACCGCTTTAACTATCCTATCCTTCCAATCGTTGGTAAGCATTTTCGTTAATTCTGCTTTATTAGTATGGAATCCAAGCTCCAAAAGTACTGCAGGCATCGAGGTCTTTCTCAATACGTAGAATCCATTCTTTTTAATACGCCTATCTTTCGCTATACCGTCAAAATTACATACCAATTCTTGATGCATATACTTTGCGAGGTCATTACTTGCTTGGCTTGCGTTGGTATAGATATGAGTTCCTATTCCACTCGCTGAATTCCACTCCTTACCGTTACTATTTGCGTCTGAATGTATAGAAATATAAACACATTTGCGCTCTTTAGCTAGTTTGTTGGCTCTATTAACGCGCTCGGTTAGTGAAATATCCCTCCAATCGTTAACAATGTCAACCGCTTCAAGTCCAGATAACTCCATGCCCTTTAAAATACGGCTTACATTATCGCGATTGTTAACACCTTCGTAATAAACAAAGCCGTCCTTTACCATTCTTTTCCCTGGTGTTATGTATTTACCCGTTTCAGGATTTAAACCGCCATGACCTGAATCTAGTATAAATAGGTACTTACTCATGTTATTTTATAAAAATAGGTACTTACTCATGTTATTTTATAAAAATAGGTACTTACTCAAAGTTTTCTTTTAGGTAAACTAATCAATGAATCTTTTGATCGTAAAAACAAAAGCCCCGTTGTTAACCACCCCGAAAGTTCGCCCGAAGTTTGCTTTTCTTGGTACATTAATAAACCACAAAACGCAAGTATTAAAACTCCTAAAATTGTAGTTACATAGTTTTGGAATAATCTAGTTTTCATCTTTTAAAGATTTACGTTTGATTTTATTATCTAGTATTTGCCCTTTAATTTTCAAGTATAAAAAGACCGCACCGCCCAGGGCAAGGAAGAATTGTAAAGTATTGTTAACGTCTTCCATTGTAAAGTATTCGTATAGTTGAATAAACCCCGTTGCTGCAAGCGTTAGGATACCCCCGAATGTTGCCTCTTGCGTGTCGATCATATTAATAGGCATTATACCTTGTGCTTTTCAAGCGCGGCAAGTGCAAACGCTTCTATATTTGCGTCCGTCCATTCTTTACTATTATCCATAATCCCGAAGTCAACACCGAAAAGTTTGTTTCCATTTGCGTCTAAAACACCGCTAACGCTTAACATTTCAGTTCCCTTTGTGTAAACCGTTTGAACGCTATCTATTTGTGGGTCTATTAATTCTACGTTGAAATTATCAAATTTGTATTTTGCCATTTTGTTTATGTTAAAGTTGTTCCCGTTACTGTAAAATTTCTACACCCTAGCCAAATATTACGTTGAGAAGCAGGAATGCCACCTCCTCCAAAGAAGTTAGAACCGTAAAAAGGTTGGTTTGTGTATCCCGTTAAAGTTGTACTAGTCCAAAATCTAGTATTCCCCGCCCCTTGGTTAATTGGGCTCCAATTCATTGAACGGTTTCCAATCTTATAAAGGTTTGTTAATTCTCTCATATTTGTTAAACGCCAACCGCTTGTGAATGTTGAAACGCTTAACACTAAAGCATTGGCTACCGCATCGCTCCAAACGTCCGTGCCTTGCGCCGTTCTGTAATAACCTAGGACATCCGTACCGTTGTAAGTACTCCAATCAATTACGATGTTGTTTGTATATGTAGAATCGCCCAACTCATCGGTGAATCTATCCTTGTTTGAAAAGGGGTTATTAGAAGGCAAAGTGAAAAAATCAACATCTCTACCTTCTTCTAGGTCGCCGTCGTCACCCGTTCTGTAGGATGTTGTTTGACCTGTTTTCGTTAGTTGTGCTCCAACACTTCCACCGCCACCTGCACTTTCAGTACAGCTGCTTCCTGTTGATATTATTAATCCCATATTACCAGCCTGCTAATAGGTTCGTAGCTGTTGTCCCTGTTGAAAGTATTTTTTTTATGTTTACTGGGTGCCATCCTACCGACGCTGCTGTCATGATCGAAGTGTCCCCTCCTGATGTTACAAATGCAACGTCTCCAGATACCCCTACGTAAAATACACAGTTGGTAGTTGAGTCAGTATATATAGAGTAAGACTCTCCAATTGCTTCAAAAATGTTAGCAGATAGGCTGATTGTTGTAGCACTATCTATCGCTGTTACGATTGCTTTAACTGGCTCAGTGTGGTTCTGAACAATCATGCCTACAAATACTCCGTTAGTTGTAAAGTCCTGCGTGGCATCGACTAGCTTGTTTAGCGATACTGCTGATGCAGTTGATGCAGGATATGCAGCATTCATTATTGATGGGATGTCGATCGTGTCATTTGGTATCGCGATCATAGTTCTTGATACACTTAGTTTTAAATTTGCCATAATTATTTTTTAGTAGTTTTTCCGTTTGCTCCTTGACGCGCTCTATTCTTTGATTTATGTTCCTTTACCCATTTTCCGCTTTTAGTTTGTGATGCGTCATTTGGGTCTCCTACTTCTAATCCTAATTCTTTTCTTTTTTTACCATGCTCTACTCTACTCTTAGATTCACCAGGTTTCTTGTTGTATTCCTTCTGGTACGCCTCTTTTACCTTGCGGGCCAGTGGGTGCTCTCGATAATAAAGTGTAGATTTACTTGCCATATGTACAAAGATAATCCTTTTTTTGCTTATTTTTGGGTATGGCAAAAAGGATTCATAAAAAAGAGATAGTAAGGTTGACTGTTAGGCACTGTCAAAGAGTAGAGCCTAAACGTAATTTTCTAAAGTACTACAGAATAGTTAAGCATTATGCAAAGGTAAAATACAGTCTGTCTGAACCAGACTTGGAGATGTTGTATTTTTTGCACAGCGAAAGTTTATTCTCTGTAAAAGATTTTGAACGATACAATAATATATTCCCCTGGGATAAAGGTAGGTTTAATCGACTGAAAAAAGATGGGTGGATTATTAAGTGGAGAAAAGAAGGTATGGACTACAATAGATGGGCCCTATACGATTTATCATCTAAAGGTAAGCGGGTCATCGATCACTTGTATAAGATGCTAAATGGTGAGGAAGATTTTCCTATGGAACTTTATAATAACCCTAAGGCTAGACGAGATTCTGGATTTGTAGATAAGACCATATCAATCGCCATGAAGGAAATAAACAAGGCAAGCAAAAAAGAAAGGCTTACTCCTGTTTATTCCCGACGAGATGGCGCTAGATAACGGCTATTACCTCGTTGATTCTAATTATTGTTAATGGCTTATCGTGACCCTCAACGATCACCTTAAATACTCTTGCTGCGTCATAGAAGATCTCATCACCGATCGCTACACTGGTAACCTCTCCATTTGAAATTACCTTCCCTCTTTTAGCTCTCATGTGCTTAGTATCGGAAGAAGACATACTCATGCCTCCAACCGATTGCTCTTCTACTACATCGTCTATTACTAGGTAGTTATTTATTGCTTTCATTATTTGATTTTTATTAACCCCCAAAGGATTGATACTCTAGGAGCAACTGTGTCTGGGTAGTAATTATTAGTAACTCCATCGGATAACTTATCATTCATTACATTGCCTCCGTCTCTCTGCTCACGGACGTTTGTAATTACAGTATCAGACATTAATAACGTAACAGCAACAGCAGCTGCGTTCTTTAGAGCCGTCTTAGTAACTTTGGCGGGATCAATCACCCCCATGTCAATCATGTTTCCGTACTTACGAGTTTTAGAGTTGTACCCTTGGTTGTCACCAATAACAAATCCAGACTCGATAAGTTCAGGGTCTAGATCAGCATTCATTAAGATGTTGTCAAATGGGCTCTGCATTGCAACGCATAATACATCGGCAGCTAGGACCATCTCTCTCTCTGAGTTAGGTATCTGCATAAACGACTCTTCAAGCAATGCAATACCTCCACCAGCTAGTACTCCCTCTTCTAGTGCAGCCTTAGTAGCTAACACGGCATCATCAACTCTATCCTTTCTTTCTTTCTGCTCCATAGGCGTCGTACCCCCAACTGTGATGGTAGCAACTTTACCACATAGAGTAGCAATCCTTTTATTCATTACCCCAATCTCTTCTTCAGTCTTTGCTGACTTTAATTGAGCTCTCATGTCTACTAACCGTTGCTCCATAGCTTCCGTGTTAGACTCTTTAATGATCGTAGTGCTTTCTCTGTCGATTACTACTTTATCAGCCTCTCCTAGGTCAGATAGGCCCATCAGGCTCCATTCAGACCCCATATTATCAGAGATAAATGTCGCGTTAGTAGCTGCGGCTAGATCTTGTAGCATCTCTTCTTTTCGATACCCAAATCCTGGAGGGATTACATTAGCTGCTTTCCACCCATTCTTAACGATATTAAAGTTAAATGTATCTGAAGCGTCCTTCCCTAGTTCAGCAATCAATAGCACAGGGCGTCCTGTACCTATAACTTCTTGCATCAATGGAGCTATATCCATTAGGCTTTCGATCTTTCGATCTGTAATAAGTATGTATGGGTTGTCAAGTTCTGATGACTGGCCCTTCTGATTCGTGATTTGGAAAACACTAGAGTATCCTCTGTCGAATTTGATACCTGTAGATACTTCACATGTAGTCTCGTAGTTGTTTCCATCTTTTACTAGTACAACACCTTCCTCTCCTACATCTTCGTATGCCTTAGCTATCATCTTGCCTAATACAGCGTCGTTATTTGCTGATATAGTAGCTACATGATATAACATATCCCCAACAACCTTAACGCTTTTCTTGTCAAGTTTGTCAATGACCTGATCTGTTAACATCGTGATGTTACGAGTGATCTCAGTCATGTTATCACTAGTGATCGTTCTTCTTATCGTTTCCTTTATAATGGACTCAGCTAAAACAATAGCAGTACTTGTGCCGTCACCAGCTATGATAGCAGTCTTCTTTGCTGCCTCTTTAATCGCTCTAATGGCAATGTCTTGGAATGGTTGTTCTAGATTGATAGAGTTGGCTACTGTGACACCATCCTTTGTTGATGTCATCCCTCCGATGTGATTTTCGGATTCAATTAAAACAGTTCTACCGCCTGGCCCTAGTGTTGATTTTACTGCTTTGGCTAGAATAGAAATTCCTTTTACGATTTCTTCTTGCGCGTCAGTGTTAAATTTTACTTCTTTTATAATCATGTGATTTAATTTAATTCTGGTGCTAAGTTAGTATTTTCTTTGTACAAAAACAAAAGGGACTACCCATAAATGGATAATCCCTGATGAAACTATGAAAGAAATTTTAAATATATTAGTTTCCCTTAGGCATTTTGCTAGAGATTTTCATATGATCTTTGTCTCTAAATGTAGATGAAGCAGCCTTCTTTTCTTGAACTAGTCTGTCCATCTCTGCTATCATTGCTTTACCTTCAGCAATGTTATTATTTATCTCTGTAGTAATTCCTTTGTTCACAGAAGAATTTGAGACTTTTTCTGATCTAAACTTTTTAACAGCGTCCATTCTCTTTTCGGCAGTCTTGATTTTAGCTCTTCCTGCGTCAGCACTAGCTTTTGGCTTAGGTACTGGTGGAGTTTCACCTCTACTTAATGAGATTAATTGGTGATCTCTTAATTTTCGAGCGTCAGTAAACTGCTTAGTACTTGCTCTGTTTTGAGGTTGTTTTTTATAAGTAACATTAGCAGCGTCTTGCTCTTTCACTATTCCGTCGTATCTCTTTTTTTGAGCTACAGTCATCGTTACCTTTTTCTTTTTCGGTGGATCGCCTGGTCCTTTTCCTTTTAATGCCATGATATTTTTTTTAAAAATTTGTAATTACAGTAACAAAGATACTATTTTTTTACATATACCTAGGGTCAACCTCGAAATCAAATGTTGTAGGTTTTAATATAAGGAACGCTAATACAGCAATTCCATCATTTGTAGATATTACCCATGATATCATAACAGTCTCTCCTTTTATTACTCTGTCATATGTAGATGTTAATTTACTTATATTCTTAAATTTAAAATCGCTTTCATTGCTAAGCTGATCTTTAAACTTTACTCCGTTAGCAGTTAGAACCTTTAGTGCAGTATCAATGACCTCTCTAAATGCTTCTATACTCGTGTTGTTAAAAGAGAATGTCGTATAGAAGCCTCCTACCTCCATGGGCCCTACCCCTTTTACGTTAATAACTTCTTTTTCACCAGACCCTTCAGCCTCCAATGTTCCCGTACCGACAATCGGTTCGCCCTGCCCGTTAGCTCCAATCGCAATCATCATCATTACTAATACTCCAATTAAATTTTTCATAGTTTCTATTTGTTTATGTTTGTTTGTATAGGGCAATATAGCATAAA